TAAAGAGTGGCTTGAAAATTTAAAAATAGAGGATTTGTATAACGAAACTTTAGAGTTTCCAAAGTTAGAAGAAGATGCCGCCAAAAAAGAAAACAGTTAATCATTGGACATATAAAGGAGAAATTATCGACACAATAGAGAAAACTCCAGAAAATTCTTTTGCTTTCATATATAAGATTACTTTAGAAGATGGAAGATATTATATAGGAAAAAAGTATATGTACAAACCAAAGTATACAAGTGGTGCAAAAAAAGGTCAGTATAAAGGTACATATCCTTGGCAAACTTATATAAGCAGTTCAATAGAATTAAAAGCTTTAATAAAATCAGGTATTAATTATAAAAAAGAAATTCTTTATTTTACTTATTCTAAAGCAGAAACAACTTATAGAGAAACACAAGAAATACTTTGCTCACAAGCTTTAACAGACCCAAATTGTCTAAACTATTGGGTTAAAGCAACAATCTATTCAAAACATTTAAAAGAGAACAGTTAATGGACATAATAACGGACATGTCCGATAAAATAGCATTAGGAATATGGCCGCAGATAAAACACCACCACAAAGAAAAAACAATGAGTGAACGTAAGAAATAAGTAGACAAATGAGAGAACTTAAAAACGATATAAAATATAAAGTTAGTTTAGATGAAGACCAAAAAAAGGTTAAAGCTGATATTTATGATAAAGAAATTGTAGTTATTACAGGGGCTGCTGGTAGTGGTAAAAGTTTAGTAGTAGCACAAACAGTTTTAGATTTAATTTTTAAAGGACACATTGATAGGGTTTATGTGACTCGTGCTGCGGTAGAGGTTGGAAAGACATTAGGATTCATCCCTGGCGAATTATCCAGTAAGTTCGACCCTTATATAGAAGCTTTTAGAGATAATTTATATGCTTGCTATGATAAAAATAAAGTAGATAAACACTTGACACATTTAAGCGGAGGAGAGGAAAACAAAGATAGAACAGCTAATAAAACAACTGTTGCTAAGATAGAAGGTATTCCAACGCAATATATACGCGGTAAGACAATAGGTAACAGAGAACTTTTAGTTATTGAGGAGGCACAAAATCTATCAGTACACGAAATGGAAGCTTTACTAACTAGATTAGGTAAAGGAGGTAAAATAGTTATTAATGGTGATAACAACCAAAGAGATATTAGAGAATCTTACACAGGACTTAGTTTTGCTATTGAGATTGCTAAGGCTTTTGATGAAGTAGGTTATCATAAATTAAAATCAAATCATCGCTCTGATTTAGTTAGAAAAATTTTAGATTTTAAATACAACAAAAACTTGCAAGATTAAAAAATTAGTTGTAACTTTGCACTATGAAAACACAAGGAAATTTTAAATATTTTTTAGACGGGAAACAGCTAAAAGATTTTGACGAGTTTGAAAAGAAAACTAAGAATGTAGATGTTAGTATTAATGTTATTGGTTTGGAGATTTATGCGAAAACTATTGATAAACGGTAAGGAAGTAGACCAAGAAACTTTTGATAAATTTCTTCCTTTTGCCGCCGCAATAACAGAAACAAAAGACTACACAAACATTGATGTCAGAATAGGATACTCAACAAGAATAAAAGCAGGAACAATTAATCTATAAATGGAAGGACAAAAATACAACAAAGGAAAACCACAGCTATCATTATTATTTAAACAGTTTCCAAACGCCTTAAAAGCAATAGCACTTTGCTCTGAATACGGGCATGAAAAGTATAAGGAATACGACCAAGACTATAAAAACTACCAACGTGTAGAGGGAGGGAGTAAGAATTATGCTGATGCTGGACTTAGACACAGAATTGAAGAAGGAAATGACGAGAGTGGATTACCACATAGCTATCATGTTGCTTGGAACGCTTTAGCAGAATTAGAATTAAAAATTTTAGAAGAAAATGAAAAAACTACAACTAACACTATTTAGCAAAGTTCCAAACGAAAAAGGAATTGCTAAAATTAATAAAGCAAATTCAAGTAAACCTATCACTGACGAACATGGACATGATGCAGAGTGGTATAGAGATTTAAATCTCCCAGTCCCTAAAGAATTAGAAGAAGATGGTTTAGTAGATGGAGATGGGTATATTAACTTAGAAGAAGATGATTTGGATGTAACAATGTCTTTGTTATTAATAAATCTTGATGATTTTTCTTCGGCGGTGGATGATGAAGAATACACGCACGTTTACACAAAGTCAGGAGTTAAATTCGACGTACATGAAACGGTTTTTGAAATAGATGAACAAATAGATGAATTAAATAAGAATAAATTAATTAAATTTTTTAAACAATTATGGCAGAAGTAACAGGAGGTGGAACAAGTACACCAATTATTAACTATCAAGTATCTGGACGAGAAGGTAAAATCTATCGCTCTTCAAAAGTGGAAGAACCTGGGTACACGCGCGTTGAAATGCAAAACGGACAAATCACTTATCACAAATATGTAAATGGATTGAGTGGACGCCTCACTTATATGGCACATGACGTAAAAGAGATTCAAGGAAACGACGGAAAGAAATTAAAACTTGACAATTTAAAAATCTTTTTAAATGACGGGCAAAATACACAAGCACTTTCCTTAAAAACATATTCAACGGAATGGAAACTGTTTATTAAAAATGCATTTAATGCAGACTTTAGTAAATCATTAGTAGTTGGGTTTTATAAAGGAGCTCCATCAGAAAACGGAAAAGTGTATCAGCAATGCTCAGTTTCTTATGAAGGAGAAGTGAATGAAGATGGAAAGAAAGTTTATCCCGCATGGCTTAATACAGATTCAACAGAAAAAGGAGGAGAAGTTCCACCACCTGTAAAAAATCGTAAAGGAGAATGGGATTATACAGACAATGACTTGTGGTATTTTGATAAAATGAATGAGCTTATTGAGCGATTTAAGGAGTTTAAGAATAGTGGAACTATTGCCCCACCACCTACTACACCTAATCAACAACCAGCTTCTGTGGCTTCAGACGGCAATGGACTCCCCTTTTAACATAAAATTAACATAGTATATGAATAACGAACAATTATTAAAACACCAATACGCTAATGAAACAATGATTGAAGTTCCAGGGAAACTTTTAACTGAGCTTCTTATGTTTTCAAATGCTGTATTGCAGAACGAACAACGAACAGGACTTGCTTATCAGTTTTCAAAACAGTCAAGTGAGGTGAAAGTTAAATTGGAGAACGGAGAAACACACGTGTCTGAAGTGAAAGAGGAATTAGTTCCTTATTCTTCTGCCGAGGCTTTCTTCGCGCAAGAACCAAAATCATTTGTTAGTATGTTAGGAGCAGGAGCAGAAGATTTATATTTGAAAGTGGCATCCTTACATAAATTAAACATTGAAAAAGGACTAACAGTTGAAATGGGAAAATTAACACCACAAGAAACAACAGATGAAGTTAAATTATCATAACTACTTCCTCAACCTAATTAGGAAGTCCTCTAAAGCTAAATTTGTTTCTTTTGTGCGCTATAAAAACAACTATATTTTAGAAGTGAGAGGCGACAAGTTTAATGAAACATTCACTTTAGAAGGAACTCCTAATGACGTTACACCTGATAGGTATATGGAAGTTATTAGCTATATTCAAGAGAAACATGGGAAATAGTTATAAAAAATTATATGAAGCACTTTTAAAAAACGGGGAGATTCACCTTCTCCCCAAAAGTTTTAAAGGGACGTGGGAAGAAGATAAAGATAGATTTATAGCTTTCCAACAAACAATGGAAAAAGAAGTGTTAAACTTAGAAGTGGAATATGAAGAACCTGAAGATTAAAGACGTAGAAGATTTACATGATGGTTTTTTAGCTGTATGTGAAGCTGTTTCTCAGACATTAGGAGCAGAAGGTAAATATGCTGTAATGGAAAACAGTGACCCATACGGGCAACCAATTATTACAAAAGACGGAATTTCCGTAGCAAAACAAATATTTTTTCCAGACAAATTTAATAACATTGGAGCTTTCTTGGCTAAACAAGTGGCTGTAAACACATTAGTTAAGAGTGGAGATTCTACAACAACCTCTTTAGTTTTAAGCAAGGCATTTTTGTTAGAATCTAATGGGTATTTTAACAAAGCTGTTGAACGTGGAATGGACGCAGGATATAAAGAAGTATTGGAACAGATTAAAGAATTAGCTACACCTGTTAACGACCAAACGCTTTCTAAAATTGCTTACATTTCCGCAAACAACGACCAAGAAATTGCTGACATTATTATGGAAGCTTATTCTAAAGTGGGAGTGGATGGACTTATTGAAGTGAAAGAAAACATTTCTTCTCCAAACACCACTCTAACAGTTAACTCAGGGATGATGGTGAGCAAAGGGTGGAAATCTCCCTGGTTTATTAATAATCAAAACAAAGCTACTTGGGAAGGGGAGGATGTTTTAGTGGTGAGTATGGAAGCCTATTCTGCCGACCAAGCCTTAGACAACTTTTTAACAGAGAATAGATTTAAAGAGGGGAATAAGTTACGTCCTATTTTAATCATCATGGAGCAGATTGCTGATGAAAACTTTGTACAAAAGTTGGAACAGTTGGCTCATAGGGGTGTAATCAACTGTTGTTTAGTACAAGCTCCTGAATTTGACCACAAACGTCGCGCATTGTTAGAAGATATTGCAATTTATACGGGCGGAGAAGTGTATGTGAAAGGAGAGAGTGAAGTTATTAAAGCGGGAGTTGCAAAACAAGTGATTGTAAGAGAAGATTCCACTTCCATTGTAATTGATAATATAGAAACAGAAACTATTAAGAAACGTGTAAGTGAATTAAAATCTCAACTTGAAACAATTAAAGACAAGGAGTTTATTTCAAAACGTATTAAACTGTTCAATGGGGCTTCTTGTTTAATTAATGTCGGCGGATATACAGAGAGTGAATCTAAAGAGCGTTTTGATAGGGTGGATGATGCTATTCACGCTATTAGAAGTGCTAAGATGGAAGGATGGATTGCTGGAGGTGGCTCTACTTTAGCGTTTATTTCGGGCAGAATGAAAAAACAGTTTTTAAATAAAGACGAACAATACGGATACGATTTAGTAAAGAGAGTGATTACCGCTCCGCTACTACAAATCGTAAAAAACGCAAATAGAAAACACACCACTTCATTCCTAAAACAAGGAAAAGACTACTTAACACCATCGAAAAAACGTTACGGCTACGGCTACAACGCAAAGACAGACGAAATTAGTAATTTGATTGAAGATGGAGTGATTGATAGTGCAAAATCTATTAGGGTGGCACTGGATAACGCAAAGTCAATGGCATCAAAACTATTAAATGTCGGGGTGGTAGTAACATACAATAATTAAAAAAGAAGGCAGGAAGTAAAATTTCTGCCTTTTTTGTTTTGTAGTATGAAAAATAGTTGTATCTTTGCAGAAGAAATATAGAAACTATGAAAATAAGATTAATAGAAATTGATACAAATGGAGATAAAGCTTATAAATTTACTCAAAATGTAGAGTTATATGATTTAATAACACCAAATATCGTGTTCTTAGTAGACGATTCTAGTAACGTTATTATGGCAGATGAATTTGATTGGGAGGTTACACGAAAATATTTTTATTCAGGTAATAATGGACATTGTATTTACAATAAAGAAGGTACATATACTGCTGCCTATGAATTTACACATATAGGTGTAAAAGTAGATGAAAATAGTTATGTTTTTACTTTATCTGAATTGTGTGACGAATTAGCAGAATTAAATAATATCAATAGTTGGTTAAATAGTAGAAAGTAAAACTATCACTCCGCAAAGAAAAGAAACAGTTAAAAAATTGAAACAGCAGGAAAAAAGGTTTGTAGTACGGAGTGGAACTCTGAAACCTCGAAATACCCATTAAGCTCGACAGTAGCCACTCCTAGCTGTTTCATGTAAAATGATAAAAAATGAGTAAATCAACTTGGAATAATAGAGTGTTAGCACACCAATACAGAGATGAAGTGTATTTTTGTATTCACGAAGTATATTATACGGATGGCATGCCTCATAGCTACACGGAAGACCCCGTAACAGTTTCTGGAGACAGTTTAGAAGAAATTAAGTGGACATTAGCTAAAATGCAAGAATGTTTAGAAAAACCAGTGTTGTGGTATGGAGTTAAATTTCCACAAGAATATAAAAAAGAAGAATAAGAATGGAAAACATAGGAAAAGCAAAGTATGGTATAATTGAAAATGGAGTATTTGGAACTCGAATAGTTTCAGGTATAGTAACAGGTGTAAGGTTTACAGAAGAAAAGCCTATCTATGAAATATCGTTTGGAAAAGATAAATGGTGGACATCTGAGATTACAGAAAATATTGAGGATATTTTTAAAGTATTAAAATTAACATCTCTTGAGCGAGTAAAAGAAACGCATGGACTTAAAATAAAATATAACAAATAACACTGTAAAATGGAAGAAGTATTTCAAAATTTTAATCATTATAAAGAGTGGATTTTAAAAAATTGGAACACAAGTAAAACTCTTGATAGTAATATAGTTGAAAGTAGGCTTATGATTGAAAAAGAAATAAGTTGTAATGGAGAGCCTTTTAGGATGCTAACCGCAGAAGAGTTTAATGTTAGACACAATGAAAACTACATAAAAGTACCAACCGTTTAAGAAAGAATAGACATGTTAGTAAGACTTGAACAAATTAAAGGAGAGGACGACTTGTTTTTAGTTGTTGACGAAATCAATCGTTATTTGGGAAAAGTGATTGGATTTCATTTTGCGGAATGTATGGCTGATACAGAAGCAATAGAAGAAGACGGATATGTCTTTTGGACAGTGGATAAAAAATGTTTAAATAAAATTTTATTAAAATGAGAACAAGTAGAAATTTATTTTGGAGTGTAGTGATTGTAGTTGGAATCCTCCTCTTCCTTTCAATTCGCGCGTGTACGCATAGCCAGCAAAAACAATTAGAAGGACAGATTAAGAATTTAAAAGAGCAAGTGGATGTTGCTAAAGATGGAGTGACAGTTGCAGAAGAAAAACGTTTAAAAGAAAAAGACTCTTTTACAAAAATTATTGAGGACTTAAAATCTAAAAATAAGCGTTTAGACCAATCAATTGTTTCTTTGAAAGGGCAAATTAAGCAAAAGAAGAATTTTGTGCCTAAAACGCCTAAAAATACACAAGGATTGGCTAAATACTTCAATGAGCGTTATGACACAAACAAAACTGTCGCTACAAACACCTCTGTCAATTTAGATTTGGACACGGGGGTGAGTGTTACTTATGATTTGGAGGAATATGACAATTGTTTAGCTGTTGATTCTTTAAAAACCCAAGTTATTGAGAAGCAAGACGCTAAAATTAACAATTTAGAAAAAGAAACTGTTTTACAATCTTCTATGTTGCAGTCGGCGGAAGAAGAGATAAACAAAAGAAAAGAGTACGAAGCATTATTAGAACAGTTGAACCACTCTCAAACAAAACAAATTAGGAAAATGAAAGTGAAGGGAGTTTTAAATACAATTATTCTCCCTGTTCTTGGTGCTGCGGGTGGATTTATTATCGGTAAAAACTTGTGATTTTGGAATAGTAATAGGAGAAAAGTATCATGGTTTTGATTACGCTACACACTTTTTCCCTATTGGGGCGGGGAAGAAAAAGCACCAATGGACATTGAAATTAATTTAAATATAGTTTAAAAATGTATCAAATAACACTATCAGAAGAACAAATGCACTTAATTTCATTCTGTCTTGAAGATG